TCTTGGCAGTTGGGGTGAAACTTTAGTCGTAGACGCTCACAGTTTCTATATCACAGGCCGTCACGACACTGACGACTATACCTGGGCTTGGGCGGCACGCTTGCCTCTAGATGGTTCAGGCACAGGTGAGTACGGACAGTTCCGCTACACAGATGTCAATGTGTCAACCAGCGGACCAACCAGTATCAGCAACATCAACTACGATGTTGCCACAGTTAACCTAGAAGACGCTGATAACTATGCTGGCATTTTAGGCGACAGTAGTGCTCCAAATATTGACACTACTGCCACAGTGACAGTGACTGACAATATCGGTGACTATGTACAGTATGCTTACTATCCAACGATGGTAGTAGAAATTGTGCGTGACACAGATGGCGGCAACATTGTGTTCCCAGATGGCACTAAACAGAGTACTTCAGCCACAGACATTCCACAGAGACTGTTCAATGGCATAGACTATACTCTGGGCTTGAATGATCGTGGACATCACATTCTCTGTACCGACGACCTTGAAGACATTCGTATTCCCTACAACAGTCGTGTGGAGTTTCCAATAGGCACAGTGATTACCATTGTGAATCCCCGTGGCGATGCTGTGGGTATCTACACAGAAGGCAGCAGTATACAAGTGATGATCCCCGGTGATAGTAATTACTCAAACGGTGGCAGTTTTCTAGTGTTTGAGTATGGTATGGCCACGCTGTTAAAGATTGGCACGGACCAGTGGGTATTAGCCGGCAATGTTGGACCAGATTAAGGAAATAAGATGCCTATATCACAAATATTATTAACCAGCGGATCAGACACTAGGCCTAGAAATGCCTATGCTGTCTATCTCAACAGTCCAACCGAAGGTGCCAACATAACCATTAGAATTTATGTGGAACGCTGGGATGGCACTACTATCTATTGGTCGATAGTGGGCAAGGGAGTATCTCCCATTGACACCAACAACGATGTCAGCGGCGATCTCGCAGGTGCTTGGAGTCCGGGCACAGGTGACTCATACAATGATGTGACCACCATAAGTTTTATAGCAGATAACACAACAGAAGGCACAGAAAGTTGGGGTGTTGACCTAGGCACCGTTCCGGATGCCAGCGATATCTGGAGTGGTGATTCTTGGGGTGTTGAGGATTCTTCAAAGACACCGCCTTCAAATGGTACATTGGCCACTAGCCTTTACTTTGATGGTACCAGTGATCGACTGGGCTATGCGGCCAACGATGATTGGGTTATGGGCACCAGCGACTTTACCATAGAGTGGTTCCAATGGCACACACAGAGACCTGGCAGTAACTTTCCCAGAGCATTCAGCGTACATCGTTGGGCTAATTCCCCTCTCAGCCTAGAACTTGGCCAGTCCAGCGGTATCCTTTGGCGTAACGGCCAGGCACTGAACTACACTAATCCAAATGGTGGTGCTGACCTGAAAAATCAATGGGTTCATTATGCCATTGTGAGAGATACAGCAACCAGCAGATTGGTGTTATGGGTCAACGGTACACAGACTCTGAGTGTGGCAGATACTACCAACTATGGCGGTACAGGACAGGTATTGACCATTGGCAATGAAGATACCACGCAGAACGGCAACTTCTATGGATATATTACCAACTTCCATTGGGTCAAAGGCACAGCGTTGTACCCTACCAACAACGCCAGTATCGTAGTACCCACAACGCCTATAACAGCAGTGGCCAACACAAAACTATTGTTGAGTGTTCCCAATCAGGCTGACGCTCTCAGTGACTACAGCGGTACCAGCAAAGAAGCCAGTGTGGTCACAGGATTTGATTGGTCGCCGTACGGACCGTTCTAATATCAAGGAAATGGTTTGCCTAGGATTGAGTTGCCCACAGACCTTGCGGAACAGATACAGGATCAGCGTGAACTAGATCATAGACGCAGATACGGAGCAGGCTGGCAGAGTATAGGTTATACTGGTCAGCCTTTTCCTTGGTTTGACGCAACTTATAAGGCAGTAGAAGCAGAAGCAGGTAGTATAGACACTTGGTGGTTTAATGTTAATCTACAGGGCGAAGGCACGGGTTGGCACACGCACAGTCAGTGGGCACGAGTAGGTGTGCTGTATGTACAAGTACCTGGGGGTGCGATAGAGTTTAAGCAGGGTGGAGCATATTGGACAGAGTCGCCTAAGGCCGGTGATCTGCTAGTATTTCCTGGTAGTTTAGAGCATAGAGTACTGCCTAACACTAGTTCAGATATTAGAATTAGCGTGGCCTTTAACTTTAAGAAACGGTAAATAGTATTATTATGCCAACTACAGAAATCAACGAACTACAACAAGCAAAAACAGCAGTCTATGACTACTGTCGTAACATGCTGGGAGACGGCATGATCGATGTTGAATTAGATCAAAAACATTATGAAACAGCATTAGAGCGTGCTTTAGGAAAATATCGCCAACGAGGTGATAGCTCAGTGGAAGAAAGTTACATGTTCTTAACCACTGTAAAAGATGAAAATACTTATATACTACCTAAAGAAGTTATAGAAGTTCGTCAAATTTTCCGCCGTAGTATTGGTTCTAGAACTGGTAACGGTGGCGGCGGTACAATATTTGAACCATTTAATCTAGCCTATACCAACACATATTTGTTGTCCAGCAGTAACATGGGCGGTATTGCAACCTACGAACTATTTGCTCAGTATCAAGAAATGGTAGGACGTATGTTTGGTAGTTTTATCGAATTTAAGTGGCATGCTCAAAGTCACAAGTTAACAATTCTACAACGTCCTCGCAACAGTGACGAAGAACTATTGCTCTATACCTATAACTATCGTCCAGACATTGGCATTCTAAATGACTATCAAGCACAGCAATGGATCAAAGACTATACTTTAGCAAACTGTAAATTTATGCTAGGCCAAGCACGTGAAAAGTTTGCCAGTATTGCGGGCCCACAAGGTGGCACAGCGTTAAATGGCGCCAGCATGAAATCCGAAGCACAGCAAGAAATGGAACGCTTAGAAGTAGAATTAACCACACAGGTTGCCGGCGGCCGTGGTTATACATTTATTATAGGGTAATTATGCGAGCTCGAGAGTTTATCACAGAAGAAATAGCCCTTAAGGAAGTAGAAGTAGTTTGGGGACGTTCTAAACCCACAACTCGTGGCGGCAAAGTTAAACTTAAATTCCGTTGTACCACAGGCCTACGCAAAGGTCGCCAAGTGAGCCAACCTAGTAAATGTTTTGATCACCCAGATGCGGCTGCCGCACAGCGTATGAAAACTACAAGGGCTCGCACCAAGACACAGGCTGCACGTAGAACACAAAGAACTAAAACTCTCAATACAGCCAGTGTATTAGCCAACAGACTTAACACTGGCAAAGCAAAAACACCAAAACCCTACTATTAATATTGACAGGATTGTAACAATCAAGTAATATGTAGCATCGTCACGGAGGCTACATGATTATTGGTATTTGCGGTTTTATTGGGTCTGGCAAAGATACAGTTGCAGATTATTTGACAAATTTTCACGAATTTCGTAGGGAAAGTTTTGCTAATACACTGAAAGATGCCTGTTCTGCAGTATTTGGCTGGGACAGAACACTGCTGGAAGGGCGTACAAAAGAAGCCCGCGAATGGCGTGAACAAGTAGATTTGTGGTGGGCAGAAAGGTTAGATATGCCTCATTTAACTCCTCGTTGGGTCTTACAATACTGGGGTACAGAAGTCTGCCGTAAAGGTTTCCATGATGATATTTGGATTGCTAGTCTAGAAAATAGACTTCGTAGTAGTAAGGATGACATTGTTATTTCAGACTGCCGCTTTCCTAACGAAATAGCCAGTATACGCAACGCCGGTGGAAAAATTATATGGATACAACGTGGTATAATGCCACATTGGTATGATGTTGCTATACAAGCCAATCGCGGGGTAGAATCTGCTAAAAAGTTCCTAGAGCGTGAAGGTATTCATGCCAGCGAAACAGCATGGGCTGGCACAAACTTTGACTATATTTTAGATAATAATTCTACTATAGATGCATTGTATAATCAGGTTAAAAATCTGGTGTTAGGTCCCCTTGACGCCAGCGCACACCTTCCTGATGCAGAACTCGTTGACAGTTTGCACAGATAGTTTTAAGATTTGCAGGACGACAATTATCTAAATTGCCGTCTACATGAAACACATTAAACTGCTCTAAGTGTTTGCTAGTGTAGCCACATTTTTCGCAGTGATCTTTCTGCCTATATCCTAACTGATACCATCTAGGCTGTCGAGGTTTAGCACCTCGTGCGCAGGTATCGCATTGACTGCGATAGAATGTTTTCTTACCCTTGTGATAGTTTACAGCACAGGGTTTCTCTCCACAGGTTTTACACAAAGATCGCATATAGGTATTTATAACCGCCCTTTTCTTGCCCTTTTCTTGGGGTTATAACGGGCTATTTTAATCAACCTACGCTAAATATTATGAGTAATAAAGGAGACCAATAAAATGGCTTTAACTTCCCCAGGCGTACAGGTTTCTGTAATCGACGAAAGTTTTTACACACCTGCTGAACCCGGCACACGACCACTATTCATCGTTGCGTCAGCAGCCAACAAGACCAATGCTTCAGGCACTGGCACAGCACAAGGCACATTAGCCACAAATGCTGGTAATGTATATACAGTAACAAGTCAGCGTGAATTAGCAGACTTGTTTGGAGATCCAACATTTAGAACAGATTCTAATAATAATCCTATTCATGCAGGAGAACTTAACGAATATGGTCTACAAGCAGCCTACAGTTTTTTAGGTGTTGCTAACTCTGCACTAGTTGTACGTGCGGATATCGATTTAGATGCACTGACTCCACAGGCAGAAGCACCAGGCGGTGAACCACAAGATGGCACATTCTGGTTAGATACAACAACTTCAATTTGGGGTATTCAACAGTGGAACGGCGCATCAACAGATAGTATCGGTGGTCAAAGTTTTAGTGCAAAAACTCCTTTAGTTGTGTTAGATACTGCTAGATTAAGCGGCGGAGCACCATTGCCCACAGTTGGTGCAGTTGGGGACTACGCTGTTACTGCTGGTAACGATCCTGATGGAACACACATTGTTGGAATTTATTATAAAAACCGTGATAATCAGTGGGCTAAAGTAGGTAGCAGTGACTGGGTCGCTAGTCATCCTGTTGTAACATCTGGAACTGTTGTAACACCAATTGTTGGTGGTACGTTTGAAATTAATGGTTTAGATGTTACTATATCAACACTTACACTGCAAGGTATTGCAACTGCCATTGACGGAGTGTCTGGTGTTATTGCAAAACTAGTAAATGGTAAGATTGAAGTTTATTCAGACGGCTCAGTTGACTCTCTAGTGTTTTCTGGCGCAGCCGATTACGGATTTCCAGACGATGAATATTTTGCACCTAAATTAACAATCGCACCTCACACACAAGTTCCTGCTTATAAGAGCAAGGACAGTGAGCCACGTCCAACTGGTTCTGTATGGATTAAAACAACAGAGCCTAATCAAGGTGCTCGTTGGAGAGTTAAAAAGTACAACGGCGACACACAGTTGTGGGAAACTATTTCTGCACCAATTTACGCTTCTAACGAAGCCGCAATTGCCGCATTAGATAAAACTGGTGGTGGCCTAAATATTCCACTTGACACAGTTTACGTTCAGACTAATTTCAACGGAGACATTGACGGCGATGCGTTACCAGAAGCAGAATTCCGTGTAATGCGTAGACGTGTAAGAGGTAAAACAGTAGTTACTTCTGGTAAGATTACTGGTATTACTGCAAACGCCAATGGTTGGGAATTTAATATGCGAGTTAGCGGTATCAACGGAGCATTTACTCCAGTTCCTGTGCAACTAGCAGCCACAACAGATGTCGCCGGAGATGCTACAGTTTTAGCCAATGCTATTAGTACTGGTTTGGCCTCTGCAGGTGTTTCAACTGTTACTGCCGAAGTCGACAGTCAAAACAGACTAGTAATTACACATACACAAGGCGGAGAAATTTTCTTCTCAACAGCAACAGAGGGGTTACTATCTGCTGATATCGTTGCAGAAATTGGTTTAACCAGTGATCGTGGAGTATATGATGCACCTAGCGAAGATAATGTGTATGATTATGTTGCCAGCAACTGGATCGCAATGACAATTACTCCAGATACTGCAACACAGATCCTACAAAGTTACTATATTTCTGCTGATGATCCTAAGACATTAGTAGCAGATGGTACTTTATGGTACAGCAGTATTGTAGATCAACCAGATATCTTAATTCATAATGGAAATACATGGGTTGGTTATCAAAACTACGATCACGATGGCGTAGGCTCAGCAGGCGATACAGATCCTAACGGTCCGCTAGTCAGTGCTACACAGCCTACAACGCAAAGTGATAACACAGATTTAGTCGAAGGCGATCTATGGATTGATACCAGCGATATCGACAATTATCCTGTGATTAATAGATACACCAACGGTAAATGGATAACTGTTGACAGTTCAGATCAAACAACTGAGAACGGTATTCTATTTGCTGATGCACGTTGGGCTAATGCAGGAAATAAATCTACACCAAGTTCAATTCAAGAACTATTAGAAAGCAACTATCTAGATACAGATGCTCCAGATCCAGCATTATATCCAAAGGGTATGTTGTTGTTTAATCTACGTCGTAGCGGATTTAACGTTAAGAAGTTTGTAAGAAATTACGTTAATCTTGAAGCAGAAAATCAACGCTTTGATGCTGGACAAACTCCTAACGGTCTTGATTGGGTATCCGGTCAAGGACAAAGTGGATATTATCCACATCGTTGGGTAACAGAGTCTGGTAACCAAGCAGATGGCAGCGGTTCATTTGGCCGTAAAGCACAACGTAAAGTTATCATCCAAAGTTTACAGGCTGTAACTAACAGCAATCAAGCAATTCGTGACACAGAGCGTAACACATTTAATTTATTGGCTTGCCCAGGCTATCCTGAGTTAATTGGCGAAATGATCACATTGAATTACGATCGTGGTTTAACAGCGTTTGTAGTTGGTGATACTCCAGCACGTTTACGTCCAGATGCTACAACAATTAATAACTGGGGTACAAACCTAGCAGGGGCTCTACAGGATGACGACACTGGTTTAGTCAGCAGTGACGAATACCTAGGCATTTTCTATCCATGGGGCTTTACAAGCGACAACGCAGGACGCGATGTTGCTGTTCCTCCAAGCCATATGATTTTACGCATGATTGCTCTAAGCGATCAAGTTTCATATCCTTGGTTTGCACCAGCAGGTACACGTCGTGGCGGTATTACAAACGCAACAGCAGTTGGTTACGTCGACGACGAAGGCGAATTTGTATCAGTGGCCCTAAACGAAGGCCAACGCGATACACTATACAATGTTAAAGTTAATCCAATCACATTCTTTGTTGGAAGTGGTCTAGTTAACTTTGGACAAAAGACTCGCGCAAGAAATGCAAGTGCGCTAGATCGTATCAACGTAGCACGTTTGGTAATTTACCTACGTAGCCAGTTGAACAGATTAGCGAAGCCATACATCTTTGAACCCAATGATAAGATTACACGTGATGAGATCAAACAACAGGTAGAAAGCCTATTGTTAGAATTAGTAGGTCAACGTGCTCTGTATGACTTCTTGGTGGTTTGTGATGAAAGCAACAACACGCCTAACAGAATTGATAGAAATGAACTATATGTTGATATTGCTATTGAACCTGTCAAGGCCGTTGAGTTCATCTACATTCCAGTACGCTTGAAGAATACTGGCGAAATCGCTGGACTATAAGCGAATAAATAAGAATAACGGAGAATAAACAATGGCTATTTCAACACTAAGCAAACTATCAGTACCGTTGGCCAGTGACCAATCAGCAAGCGCACAAGGCATGCTGATGCCTAAACTGCAATACAGATTCCGTGTTGCATTTGAGAACTTTGGCGTCAGCACTCCGACAACTGAGTTAACAAAACAAGTTATCGATTGCACAAGACCTAATCTAAGTTTTGAGGACATCGAACTTGCAGTATATAACAGTAAAGTACGTTTAGCAGGTCGTCATACATGGGAAAACATCACTGTTAACCTACGTGACGATGCGTCAGGTCAAGTACAAAAACTAGTTGGCGAGCAATTACAGAAGCAGTTCGACTTCTTTGAGCAGGCTAGTGCAGCCTCTGGTATCGATTACAAGTTTACAACACGTATCGAAATACTGGACGGCGGTAACGGTGCAAGTATACCTAACGTACTAGAAACTTGGGAAGTTTATGGTTGCTACTTGCAGTCAGCAAACTATAATACACTAAACTATGCAACAAGTGAACCTGTAACAGTTTCACTAGCAATACGCTATGACAACGCAGTACAAAGCCCACGTGGCACTGGAGTTGGAACAGCAGTAGGACGAGGTCTTGGCGCCCTAGCAACAGGCGGTGGCGCATAATCCAACCCGGGAGTATAAAAAGGCTGCTTCGGCAGCCTTTTTTATTATCTGATAGGTTTAAAAGGGTGGATAAATATTAGTATGGCCAAATTTTTCAAAAACTTTTTATCTAACGTCGGGCAAGGTGTAACTAATCCTAAAGGAAATTTAGGTGATTTTGCACATGCTAACAGACTTTTTGTACAGAGCAATTATAGACTTGCTCCTAAACAGAAGTTTTTATATCACTGCGTTTTTAATATAAATCCTGCGGTAAAAGGCAAGTTTCAAAGTCTCAGTAATGGTGCCAGTGCCATAAACATGTTGGTAAAAAGTGTAGACTTACCTAAATTTAAAGTTTCAACAGATTTAGCATATCAATATAATCGTAAAAAGCAAGTACATACAAAAATTGAATATGATCCAGTGACTGTGACATTTCACGATGATAATCTAGGTCTTACAACCGGACTATGGAGTAGTTACTATGGATACTACTTTGCAGATTCAAGTCACGGTGCTAGTCAAGGTTCCTTGCCAGCATTAGGTAGTTCAGGATTTGGCGGCACAAAATTAGGCGGTGTTATCAGCACAGCATCTAGTGTTTTAAACTTTGTAAGAAATTTAGGCAAAGGAACAAATAGAGCCAGTGTATTAGGTTCGGCCAGTCCAGGTACGCCAGCAGCCTATGCCAACAACACATACAAAGGCGAGGATCTAAATAAATTTCGTTACGGTTTGGATAATGGCAGTAGTGTGCCATTCTTTACTAGTATACAAATATTTCAAATGAGTCGTAGAAGTTATCAAAGTTTTACGTTGATTAATCCTAAAATTGTGTCAATGAGTCACGATAATCTTTCGTATGCAGACGGTGCAGGTGTTACACAAAATACCATGAGCATAGTGTATGAAGCAGTAATCTACGGCCAAGGAGCAGTAAAACGTGGTAACCCTACAGGATTTGGCACAGAATATTACGACCAAACTCCTAGTCCATTAAGTATTCTTGGCGGCGGAACAAGAAGTCTGTTCGGCCAAGGAGGAGTACTAGGTGGTATTTCAGATATTCTTGGAGACCTCAGTGATCCGGCAGTACGCAATAATCCGTTTGCATTATTTGGTACATTAGTTAAAGGTGCCAACGTTGTTGCTAACGCTAAAAAATTAAACAGAGAAGGCATACGTCAAGAAGGCTACGGATTAATTACCGGAGCAATTACAGCAGCCACAGGAGTTAATGTCAGCGGTGTGGCTAACACCGCATTTCCTAAGAGTGGTGGCACTGGTCAAACACAGACTACTAATGCATTGGCTCCCAGAGAAACCGCAGTAAAAAATGAACCTAACAATCAAGACAAGAGTTTAATTAAGAGTACAGCAGGCGCCCTAGATAGTTTAACTAATCTTGCTGTATCAAAAGGCGCAGTTCCACCGGGACCAAATGCTCGAGCACAAACACAAGAATTATTAGATTCAGGAAGAAATACTGTGGTAAACGGACTAGCACAGAAAGTAGCAGATCAAGTTAAAGGTACAGCATAATGGCAAATAGTAATTTACCCGTTACAGAAAATTTAGACAGTGGCAAAGAAGTAAAACGTTTTTTCAACAATTACTTTAACGAGCCTATTACTTTTCCTGCAGAAGAAATAGATGCTGTAGTGGGATATTTTCGAGGCAGAGGATTTGATACCCTAGCGTCAAACAGCACAGCCATTGTTTTATTACAGCAGGCTAAACTAGATAATGTCAATGTATTCAAACTATTGGACACATTAAAAGGTCTTTCAGAATTGCAACTATCAGCAGTGGTAGCAGAAGTATTAAACTATAACAGACAAAAAACCTCCACACTGGGATTCAAACAACAGGATAACAGTGAACTCCTAGAAAAACGCAACGTGATCGTATGAGAAAATTTGCACAGGGCAGATTCGAATTAAAACATCCAGAAAAGTATATTGGCAAAAAAACTCCTCTTTATAGAAGCAGTTGGGAGTGGGCCTTTATGCAATTCTGCGACAATAACCCTGCTATAGAAAATTGGGCCAGTGAGGCAGTAAGAATACCCTATAGAGATCCGCTAACTGGAAAACAGACGACGTATGTGCCCGACTTCTTTATACAGTATGTAGATAAAACCGGACGCAAGCATGCCGAAGTTGTTGAAGTTAAACCTGCTAACCAAACTATTAAAGAACGTGTTGGACGTAACAAAATTAATCAGGCACACTTTGTGAAAAATATGGCAAAATGGGAAGCCGCTCGTGCATGGTGCAAACAGCAGGGCTTATATTTTCGCATAGTGTCTGAAAATGATATCTTCCATAACGGAAAGCGATAAGTACAGTATGACTAAAAAACTTGAAGAATTATTAAATTTACCCGAAAGCAAAGAAATAATTAAAGCCGAGGAAAGTCCCAAAAAGAAAAAGGACCCTAAAGCAGTAGCACCAGCAGAAAATTTATTTCGAGATATCGGTGAAATGGATAAAATTGCCCAAGCACTACCGCAGGTTAAAGGTCTTGGAGATATATCAGACAGTGAATTAGACGCACTGGCTCAACGTGCTACAGATGCCTATGACGACTTAATGGATTTAGGTATGAACGTAGAACCACGCTATTCCAGCAGAGTTTTTGAAGTAGCATCAACTATGCTTAAAAATGCTATAGATGCTAAATCAGCAAAAATTGACAAAAAACTTAAAATGATTGAGTTACAGTTAAAAAAAGCAAAGTTAGATCAAGATTCTAAAGGCAGTTCCGACGATCCTATAGAAGGCGAAGGGTACTTAATTACAGATCGTAATAGCCTATTGGAAAAACTGAAGAATATAAAATAAATACTATACTAGGATATAGACATGAAATCATTCGTAGAATACTTAACAGAAAGCAAAAAAACCTATGCTTTCCTTGTAAAAGTAGCAGGGGATTTAGACGGGGAATTTGAAACTCATCTAAAAACTGCTATGGAACGTTTTGCTGTGGCAAAGTTCAGCAAAGGTAAATCATCACCTATACAGGAAACTCTTATAGACTTTCCTGCATTAAAAAATCAAAAAGTAACAACATTTGAAGTAGAAGTATACTATCCTACTACTCCACAAGTGTTACAGAGTTATATCGCTGATTGCTGTAAGTGCAATCGTGAAACTGTCATTGTTCGCGGAGTAAACGAAGCCGCTGTTAGTTACCAAGAAGCAGAAAATCGCAAAGAAAGCGAAGACAAAGCATTAATAGGCCAGTGCGATATGCCGCCATCGGATAACCAAGATATTGTTGGTGAAAAACAAAAGATGTCTATGTTAAAAGATTTAATGAAAGACAAACATGCAGGTGAACAGTATAAAGGTGTTAACGATACATTGTTAGCAGACAAACAGCCTACAGAAAAAGTCACAGAGATGGGCGAAGGTAACACTATCAGCCCAATTGGATCTAAAGGAAAAAAATAAAATGGATATGAAACAGTTACTGGCGTTGGTGTCAGAAAAAGTAGAAACAGAACAGCAAGATGAAAACTGTGGCGCACCAATGCCAACTATGGCACAGGAGCCACCTAAGCAGCCAGTAACTATGAATGTTACTATGAATGCCAGCGGTAGTGATCAAATTAAAGAATTATTAAAGTTGATCAGCGGCGCAGAAGAAACTTCTACAGAAATGCCTGTAAAGATTGCAATGGCACCTGAAGAAGAACTGGCTAATAGTCCCGATGAAAAATATGGCGATATTGATGACGTTATTGCCAGCGGTGATGACCTACATAAAGCCAAGAAGAGTTATTCAGACAAGCCATTCCGTGGCGATAATCCAATGGCTGTAGAATCTATTAAACAAGACTTGGCAGCACGTTACAAGCAAATCAAAGAGGCTTGATCTAAATCAAAGATATGCCGTAGGCGTTCTTTCAAATAGGCTCATCAGAGCCTATTTTTTTCAGTAAATACATTGTATGGCAAAAGTACTAGATGGTGTCTTAACTAAGAAGGCACACAAACAAGAAAGGTTCACTGAACAACAGATTCAGGACTTGGCGTCCTGTGCAGATCCTGTAGAGGGATATCTGTATTTTGCTAAAAACTTTTTCTATATACAGCATCCAGTAAAAGGCAAAGTAAAATTTGAACCCTTTGAATATCAATTAAGGCTGATGCATAGTTATCATAATTATCGCTTTAATATCAATATGATGCCACGTCAAAGTGGTAAGACTACTTGTGCCGCTGGATACTTGCTATGGTACGCAATGTTTCATCCAGATCAAACTATTTTGGTTGCCGCACACAAATACACAGGCGCACAAGAAATCATGCAACGTATTCGATATGGTTACGAATTATGTCCTGATTATATTCGTTGCGGTGTTACAAACTATAACAAGGGCAGTATTGAATTTGATAACGGTAGTCGTATAGTAAGTGCTACTACAACAGAAAATACCGGTCGTGGTATGAGTATTTCATTACTATACTGTGACGAGTTTGCATTTGTGCAACCTAATATCGCTGAAGAGTTTTGGACATCTATATCACCAACACTAGCAACTGGTGGTAAAGCAATTATTACTTCAACACCCAACAGTGACGAAGATACATTTGCTATCATTTGGAAAGAAAGCCAAAAAAAGTTTGACGAATTCGGCAACGAACAGGAAATGGGCGTTAACGGTTTTTATGGCTTTCGTGCAGAATGGTGGGAACATCCGGATCGCAATGATGATTGGAAAGAGCAAGAATTGGGTCGAATCGGAGAAGAACGATTCCGTCGTGAATACGGTTGTGAGTTCCTAATTTTTGATGAAACACTAGTTAACAGTATTGTGTTGTCAAATTTAGAAGGTATAGAACCTATAATGAAAATGGGTCAGTGTCGTTGGTATAAACAACCTAGAGACGATATGATCTATGTTATTGCCTTAGACCCTGCGTTAGGTACAGGCGGCAATAATGCAGCCATACAGGTATTTGAATTGCCTACTATGGAACAAATAGCAGAGTGGCAACACAATGAAACACCTATAGAAGGTCAGATAAAAATACTTAAAGATATCTGTCGTTATATTGCAGATCAGACCCCTAAGACCGGCGGGTCAAATATATACTGGAGTGTTGAAAATAATACATTAGGTGAAAGTGCGCTTATTGTTATTAAAAATGTAGGGGAAGAAAATATTCCTGGAATGTTTATAGCAGAACCTATACGTAAAGGGCATGTGCGTAAATTCCGTAAAGGATTTAATACTACACACAGGACTAAAATATCTGCCTGTAGCAGATTAAAACATTTAATAGAATCGGGTAAGATGAAAATTAAGTCAAAAGTACTGATCTCCGAGTTAAAAGCGTTTATTGCACATGGAATTACATTTAAAGCAAAAAGTGGCGAAACTGACGATTTAGTCAGTGCTTTGCTACTAACTGTACGTATGAGTGCTGTTATGGCTGATTGGGATCAGCGTGTTTTTGAACTTATGAGTGGAAAAGTCGACGACGAAGACGGAGATTTTGAGCCACCCATGCCTATTTTTATTTCCAGCGGATTCTAATAAATACTACTATGAAAGATTTAAGCACAATTTCCAGCGATTTATTCAATAAAATCCGCAGTCGTTTTTCTGATATAAAAATTGGAGACGACACAGGAGCCTTAACCAATGACGAATCTAAGGCGAGATTTTTTGATGTAAATTTCACTGCTGGCGGACAAGATTTAGGCAGAGTTAACATTAAAATAGATGAAAAATCACTGACAGTGATCTATAATGAATCCATGTTAGACAATGTGTCCTCAGACACTAAAAACAATTGGTATGGATTCCTTAAAGAATTACGTCAATTTGCACGTAGTAATTTGTTAAACTTTGACACCAGAGATATAACAAAATCTAATTTAGATAAAAGAGACTACCAATACCTAGCCAAGGATACCGGAGAATTAAAAATGAGTGAATCAAGATTATTTGGAACTAGTAAAACCAGTTTCCAAGACATAGGCGAAGCCAAGATTATTGTCAAGCACAGTGCACCTGTTAACATAGAAAATCCAGCAGGGCGTACACAACGCATCGAAAGCATTTATATCGAAAGTGCCAACGGTGAGCGTTTTCGATATCCACATCGTCATTTAAATGGTGCTCGTGCAATGGCACGTCATGTGGCCAACGGCGGCACTGCCTACGATACTATTGGTCAATATATTTCCGGATTAAGCGAAGAGATTGGTAAATTACGTCAGTTCAAGCAATACACTCAGCGTACAGGTGTAATGGCCGAAGCATTGGGCAACATCACAGAACAAGTGGCCAGTAGAATTGATTCCATTAAATTAGAAATTGCTGCCTTACAGCGTCAGCAATATTACGAAGCATTTGCAGAAGGTTTTCAACCACGTGAAACTGTAGAAGTACCAGAAGATGTAATGAGTGGTTGGGTAGATGCTTTAACTATTAAGACATTCAACGAAGAATTAAAATCTGTATTTCCTTACATCTACAGTTTGGTCAAAGAAAAACAAGATCAAGGTTTAGGTTATGAAGATCTAGTCCAAGAAGCAACTTGCCCAACGTGCGATTGCAGTCCTTGCGAGTGTGATGACGAAAAAACAGAAAGCAGTGACATGTTCTCAGAATTTGAAAACACTGTAGACGAATTGGCTGCTCCTGAATTTGAAAAAACAGTTCAAGAAGAGCCCAATGAAGGTAACGAATTTGCCCAGAAAGTACAGCAACTTAAAGCACAAGGCGCTAAGCCAGGTACTACATTCAAAACCAGTGACGGTGAAGAGCATACATTAAAAGATGCTATAGAACTAGCAGGCATGCAGGTAACCGATTTTTGGACAGAAGAGGAATTAGCAGAAATACAACCTCAGCGTCAGGCAGTACCCCAAGAAGTAGTTGAGTTTATTGCCAGCATGTACGATCGTGACACAGGTACTTTCCCTAAAGGTGAGGAAGGTGTTAAGATTGCTGTAGAAAAGAAGTTTGGTGAGCAAGCCGCACAATTTGCCAACTACGTAGTAGAAAAACTTTCAGCCAAAGCAGAACCACAAGTACAGGAACAACCAGTACAGCAGGAAGATCCTGCTATGAGCGAATTAGTTCGTATTCGCAGTTTGGCCGGAATGTAAACGGTAAAATACACTCACATTTTAGGCAAGATTAGTCTTGCAAACATAAATAAAAACGCATACAATAACAAGTATGCGTTTTTTGTTTAGGATGGTCCTAAACAACTAAGGCAAAAACATATAGGCTTACAATAGGAGAAAAATTATGGCCACATTAGCAGAAATCCGTGCAAAACTACAGGCACAAGAAACACGTTCAAATGGCGGTGACCGCCCCGTTGGTGACAACGCAATCTATCCATTCTGGAACTTAGAGCAAGGTAAAGAATCCACAGTACGTTTCCTACCAGATGGTAACAGTGATAACACATTCTTCTGGGCAGAACGTCTTATGATCAAACTGCCATTCGCAGGCATCAAAGGCGAAACAGATAATAAACAAGTTCAAGTACAAGTTCCTTGTATGGAAATGTATGGCGAAACTTGCCCAATTCTTTCAGAAGTTCGCGGCTGGTTCAAGGACAAGAGTCTTGAAGAGCAAGGTCGTAAATACTGGAAGAAACGTAGTTATATTTTTCAAGGTTTTGTAGTTGAAGATGGTCTTAAAGAAGACGGTCATCCAGAAAACCCAATTCGTCGATTCATTATCGGCCCACAAATTTTCCAATTGATTAAATCAGCATTAGTTGATCCAGAGTTGGAAGAATTGCCAACAGACTTCGCTCGTGGCGTTGATTTTAAGTTGGTTAAGACAAGTAAAGGTGGCTATGCAGACTACTCTACATCAAAGTGGAGCCGTCGTGAGCGTCCGCTGTCTGACACAGAACTAGACGCAATCAAAACACACGCTTTGTTTAATCTTACAGATTTCCTTCCTAAGAAACCAGGTGAAGTTGAGATTAAAGTTATCAAAGAAATGTTTGAAGCAAGTGTAAATGGTGAACCATTTGACAAAGAAGCATGGGGTCAATATTTCCGTCCAGCAGGTATGAGCAGTGTTACAGGTGATCCTGTAGGCGCTGTTGACAGTGCTGTCGATCCGGAAGATGTTCCTGCTAAGACTGCTCCTGCGGTTAGCAAGACAGAAACTCCTGCGGCTACAGCAAGTGCTCCAGCAGTCGGCAACGGCCGTGCTGAAGACATCCTTGCAATGATCCGTAATCGTCAAAAGCAGTAATTAACACGGCTCGGGCCAATGAGACATAGTTCTTACGCCCGAGTTCTTCACCATTATAGGAGATTAAAATGGCAAAATTAAACAAACTAGCAAAAGTAAACGAAAGCATCACTCTTAATCGCTATGACAATGGGTTTATGGTCGAAGTTGGTGGCCGTGACGGCGACAGCGAGTGGAAGACTGCTAAAGTTCTTTGCAACACAGAAGACGAAATGCTTGCTGTGATCAAGGAATGGAATTCTATGGAGATCGACAACTAATGGCCTCCAAAGCATTCGACTTATCAAAATTCCGTAAAACCCTAACCAAGAGCATCGACGGATTAGGTGTAGGATTCAACGATCCTACTGACTGGGTTAGCACTGGCAACTATGCCCTAAATTATCTTATTAGCAGTGACTTTCATAAAGGTATTCCGCTAGGTAAGGTTACCGTGTTTGCTGGAGAATCTGGAGCCGGTAAGAGCTATATTTGCTCAGGTAACATTATTAAAGCCGCACAACAACAGGGTATCTATGTTGTGTTAGTTGACAGCGAAAACGCATTAGACCAAGCGTGGTTAGAAGCACTAGGTGTTGACACTAGTGAAGAAAAACTTTTAAAACTTAACATGGCTATGATTGATGACGTTGCTAAAACTATCAACGAATTCATGAAAGAGTTTAAAGTCATGGAAGAACGTCCTAAGGTTTTATTTGTTATAGACTCGTTGGGCATGTTGCTAACGCCCACAGACGTTAACCAGTTTGAAGCAGGTGATTTAAAAGGTGACATGGGTCGTAAACCTAAAGCACTAACAGCACTTGTTCGTAACTGTGTAAACATGTTTGGT